TAGCGCCTTGATCTCCGCAACATCACCTTTGACTGTGTCATAAATTTGTTGTGCCTGCTGAGCGTAGGAGTTTGCAGTCGCGGCGATTTCCAAGACCTCAGTCAGAACCTGTTGAGGGGTTTTCTCAGATATCGACGGCACTACAAGACACCGCCCCATTACATAAGCAAGCTGTTGGATGAGTGCAGTTAACTTATCGTGGATATCGTTTAGAACGTTCGGTAAGAATCGGTCATAATTGGTTAACGAAGTTCCTTGCAGAATCGGGATTGAGGATTGAATAACAAACACCGTCCCGCTTTTAGGTGCCACGGAAAATACAACCACGCCTCCGGGATTATTCTCTTGGTCAGCGTTCAGAGTAACAGCATAAGCGTCTCGGCTTACCTGCTCCTCTGAAAGGCTGTCCACGCTGTCCGAACGGAAAACGGCAATATCGGTCTGGGCGTTAAATACTTTGAAAGTGAAAGGAAATTCAGTACTTACACCATTTCCTTTCAGGATGCTTGTAGCCCTTAGTTCCTTTGAGATTGTCACACTATAACTCCGAAGTTTCAGCTATTGTCAGGCAGAAACTCTTCGTTATGTAGACAGCTCTAATAGCTTGAATATCCAAGAAAAACAGCCAATGGATTTTCTGTTTTTCCTTCTTCCATCGCTTTCTTTCCGCTGATTGCTCGGTTGATCGGAACCACCGGAATCGGAATCGGCGACCACTCCCCGAGGACGGTGATGGCTGCCTTCAAAGTATTTTCGTCCCACTCGTCTTTTGAAGCGGCTTGTCCAAGACGGACTAAATCAGCAATCTTTCGAGTGCCTCCCGTACCACTGTAACTCCGAGGCGCCTCGCCCTCTGAAAGTGCTTGACCAAGCTCAGCCACTTCCCGAAGGCCTACAAGCAGGCCAAGGTTAAAGTTAACTACACTGCCGCCGGCCTTGATAGAAGTCTTTTTCAGCCAATCGTCATCGTCGTCACCGCTTACCGCGGCTTTAAGTCCTTCTCGAACAAAGGTCTCGATGATCGGTTGGAAGGCTAAAAGAGTAAGCAGATTAAGCGCCCGCTTCATGTCTTTCTGAGTGTGGCCGGTGACCATAGCTATGTTTAAAGCCGTGTTGAAGAACGTATAAAAAACCGTGAAAAGTTTTGCCCATTCTCCGCCGCGCTCAATTCCGGATAAGTCTTGCGTACGACCGCCGCCCTGAGCATCCGTGACAGTTCTGTCAGCAATGGCAACGGCTCTGGCTTCTGTATTGCCTTCTGCGAGCGCCTTGTTGTATGCGCCTAACCAAGTGGGAACATCCACTAGGGCCTGCATAAATACGATTGGCATATAAGCACTTCGCATAAACTTATCTTTGAGCGCCCCGTTTGTCCCATTCACAAGGGCTTGAATTTCGGTAAGCTCACGAAACCGAGTTCTGCTTCTGTCGGCCATTGCCTGACTCTTGCCGCAGACTTCCTTCCACTTGCCATAGGGATTGAGCATGAATTCGCCGATCCCCTTTGCGGACCACTGCGGCCCTAAGATCGTCACGGTTTGAAGCATTCCGATTGGCTGGATCAACGCTGTTACAACGTTAAATCCAATACCAACAAGAGATACGTTCGCCCTAAGAAGTGCGGCGATTCCATCACCCATCGATTTTTGAGCTGATGTTCCGGTTGCAATATCTTCAATCCATTTTCGGATTGCTCCTTCTGCCTCAACACCCCAATAGTCTCGGATAGTCTCTCTGAGTTTCTTTTGCCTGAAGATTTTATTAGTATCTGCCAACCACTCCTGCCAGCAGAGCTCATGGATTTCTGCATCCAATCCTTCAAACGCAGCTCTCATAGTTAGCGTGAGTGGGCGATCGTAGACGTGTGCCAGGCGTTTCTCTAAGAACCCTCTTCTTGCGGTTCGGCTTGAATGGGCGCCATCCATAAGCTCTTTGGCGGCCTGAATATCATCCTGATCCTGAGCTTGGAAGGACGCCTTTTTATCGTACTGAATCGGATAGTAACCGCCTTTTAACGTAACTTCCTGACCGTCTGCCAAAGTAACAGTTAAAGCCTGCGGCTCTACTCTTACCGGAACTCTTCCGTAGACTCTGCGTTCCTTCTCAGCAATCTGCGGCCAAAGTTCATTAAAGACATCCCAAACTTTCTGCACAGAAGCAAGTTCTTCTGCGCTTAGTGCCTCCCCTATTAGAGAGAAAATCTGCTCCTTGGTCCATGTTTTTCCACCTGACCATGGAGCACTCTGCGAGCCGTCAATAAGCCTCTGTAAGTTTTCTTTATTGCCTGCGTTTAGAGCGATTGCCCTTACCTGTTCCTGAGTGAGGTAGGCATCTACCGACTTAAAGTGCCGTTTCACTCTGTCTTTTCTTGTTGTTCGAAGAGAACGTGTCGCAGAGAAAAGTTTTTGAGCGTATTCGTTTTTCAACTGAACTTCTTTTGTGCCGCAGGAGTCGGCTCTGGAGACAACATAGTCAAAAAATTTTCCAAATCTTGTTCCTTCCATGGCGGCAAGAAGGGACGGAATTCTCGCGTGTGCCAATCCGATACGTTCCAGCTGTTCTTTAAAGCGAACCAAGGCTCCGGTCTCTTCCATTTTTCTGAAAGCCTTTCTGCCGCGAGACTGCGCCTGTTGAACGATCGCGCCGGTTAGCTCATCTACAACTGTACTGAGTTCACGTGCCTGCTCTCCGTCTAAAATCTGCTGTTCTTTTCGTCCTGCCCGGTAAAGGTCTCGGACTGCCTGAGCTGCCTCCTTTTGAAGTGCCCTTGTCATTTCCTCAAAAGGCTTTTTATTGGCGGCGTACAACATGCGGTGGTTGATCAACCTTTGCTCAAGACTGGGATCGATCGGAGGCACTGTTTTCTCTTGGTTAAAGAGGGACTCCAAAAACTCTCGCAGACTCAGCTGATGGCCTTCTCCGAGCTGACGGGATGTTGTAATTCCCATGTTCTCCAAGAGTCGTTGGATCGTAACGAGGTAATCGGTAGAAAGACCTTCAATCTGATTTTTACCGACGAGCTTCTTAAAGAATTTGACGTCCTTCTTCCACGCCTCAACCGCCTTCTTCGCTTCTAATGCCAGGCAGGTTTGATAAAGCTCTTGCCTTTTAGCGCGGATAGCACCCTTGATGTCTCCCTGCTTTAGCAAACGCCGGGCCTCTTTAGCACGAAGGCCCGCTGCCGTTCTGAACTTTTTCGGGTCAATATCCTTCACTCTTAGGCTGAGGATTTCCTGCTCTGCCATCTTCTCGAAGATATCGAGATCAAGCCTACCCGGCGCGGCTTTCTCCATAGCAGAAATCTCTGTTGCTAGAAGCCGCTTTAAGCTCGGGTTGAAGATTGCTTCATCGGCCGTTCGCTGGATTTCCTCTTCGGTTGCGAGCTCGGCGTGCTCCGCGTACATTCTTTCCTGAGTTGCCGCTTGAACAGCCTCTTCCAGCGTCGGGGCGTTCAATAAAGCGTCAGCCATTTCCGCCAAGCATTGGTACCCGTAGCTCTGAGCAATCTGCTCTCCGAATTGTTGGTCCGCATCAGTTCCGACAAGGCCTTGGTCTGCAAGACGCTTGATTCCTGCATCGTCTACGCCCACTCCCTTTAATTCGCTTGGCGTAAGTTTGACACTTATATCTTTACCGTTTTCATGCTTACCGTTCTTTAAAAAATCCCACACTTCATAGATGGGTGTCTTAGATAAATCGGAACGAATCTCCGACTCAATCCGCTTACGCTCGCCTTCGGATTTTTTACGAAGTGCATCAAGCGTTTTTCCCCGGAGGTTTGCGATATAGGCCATATCACGCATGCCGCGGGCACGCATGTATTCAATCGCCTCCGCGTCTGTCTCCCGGTACTGTTCAACATAACTCAGCCAAGCTTCTTCGGTAAAACCCGATTCTGCGAAGCTATTAAACATCTTGAACATGCTTCTGCGGTAGCGAGCCTCTTGTACCTGCTCAGTGGAAATGAACAACTGGTCGAAAAGTGCTCGTACATCGTCACTCATCTGAACACCCGGGATATTGGACACCACGGTATAGATTGAGCGCAGCCACTGTGCGAACCGACGGAAGACTGAGCGAAGCCCTTTTGTCGGAGCATTACCCTCAAAGAGATATGCCTCAAAATGCCGTGCAAATTTTTCATGCATCGGGCGACGCTCTTCAAAGGAAAGTTTTTCCCATGAAGTAAGTGAATCAACTCCCAGCCATTTGAGTGTTGCAAGGGTTCGATCTAAAACTCGTTTTTCACTAGCGGAAAGCTCGCCTTTAGTCTGAAGCTTCTTACTGACATCAATCAGCATGTCCAAATAGAAATGACCGCTTTCGTGCAGGAGTGTGGATTGATCAGCACTGAACCATCGGACGATCGTCTTAGAGTCCGGGAAGTAGTCACCCATATTCTCCTGTGATAAACTTGTTTCAGCACCGTTGGACGGCAGAACCCCCGTCCTGTTATTCCCGTCAGGGGCCACAAGGGTGGCGGGATCGGTGCTAATTCTTTTTCTAGCTGTCTTTATCTCCTTCTCTACCCTCTTCCCCAGATTAAAAAGATACTCCTTGGCCTCCGTATCCTTCATTGTTTCTAGAGTGTCGAACCCCGTAACCAACCAAGTTCCTGATCCTCTATCTCTTCCCCATGTGGTTGAAAGGGAAATTACATGTGAGCCATTAACCACCCTTACTCTTTCTAAATATTTGACGGCTTCAGATCCTCCCAAGACTTCTCCCTCTTCCAGATCCTTCTGAAGAATTTTCCACACGTTAGGGTGCTTTTTCTCCATATGGGCCAAACCGTACCCGCCCCGGTCCTGTGGGTCTCCTGCAATAGTTTTTCCATAGGCTAGCCCTATAGGTCCAACTTCTTTGTGGTAGAAAACACCAGGACAACACCCTGTCTTTTCTTTTAAGAGTTTAGCTATTGCCTTCGCAGGCTTTCTTTCAAAACCTGTAAATACCGGACCAAACTCTTCGGGTATCGGCATATGCAAAGAATCCCCTTGAACTTGAGCGCTTCCGTCGAGAACTCTCTTTAAACCGTGCTCAGCCCAAACCACCTCAGGCAGAACTTCTAGGTCTCGCGCAAGATTGTTGACGAGCGTACTTAAAACGGTAGTAATTGCTCCTTGCTCAGCTTTTGTTGCGCCTGAGTTCTCCATAAGAGAAGCAATGTCTTTTCCAACTCGCTTAGAGGATTCTCTGAATTCCGAATCATCTTTTTTCAGCGCGGTTTCGGCTTCCGCTGCGGCAAGCTCAGTGATCTCCTCCTGTACCTCACGCGCCTGATGTAAAGACATCTGCCCTTCCACTCGGACAAGTTCCGCCAAAGATTGGTTCAAATCTGAAGTTGCCACTTTTGTCGTGAACTCTCCCACTGGGATTGCAATCTCAGACCCTTCCTGAACGGCCTTCGTAATCTCTTCAGCTCGGTCGGGAAGCAACTCAATTAACCGAGTGTCTAAACCTTCCTGATGCAAAGACTGTCCGTCAATCAAGACATTTCGCTTATCAGGCGCGGCGTCTTCGGCTACAGCTTCAATGTATTCAGAAGCAGTCTGAGGCTCGCGAGCGATAAGCTTAGAAGCCTGCGCAAATTCTCCCAGTCTCTTAAATGCTTCGGCGTTAGCCTCTGCCATGGCCCGCTCTACTGAAGCACCTTTAAGGCGTTTTGCTCCCGCAGACAATACTTCAATTGGAGCTGTAAAACCTTCTCCGGCAAATTCTGCCACCACGTCACCCCAGTTCGTGATTTCGCCTTTGGCGAGCAACTGTCCGCTTGCCTCGCCCGCTGAACCCATTGCTCCTTGGATCGGAGTCTGCACTGCCATATTTGCCATCTCCTTAGCAAAAGGAGAGGAGATTCTGCTTTTAACAAAAGCGGGCAAAGCAAGCTTTCCCGCAAGCCCTGCACTTAATCCGTCGAAAAGAGCAACTCCGGCGGCATGACGTTCGGACTCTCCTTCTACGTTCTCATACAAACCTCTAAGCTTCGGGTCTGTCATGAGCTTAAAAATCGAGGCTCCGCTTTGTACGTCAACGGAGTTCTCACCCATTCCGCTCAGCATGCCGGAAGCCTTGTCCAGTCCATACGAATAGGAGCCTGAAAGAGCTCCCATAAGAGCCGGAGCCGCGGGTCCGGCAAAGGAGGAGGCCGCCAGGATAGGCAGCATGGGTGCGTATTGAACCAAAGACTCAGGGCCGATATCTGCAATAACGGATGGGTTTGAAAGAATAAGTTCAATCGCTTCACCTGCTGTCTTTGCCTCCGAGAGTTTTTGAGAAGCCTCGTTGTGCGGATACAATCCGCTCTGCGAATTGTTCCATGCAGTGTCTTGAAGTGCTTGGGAGAGTTCCTCCTGAAGTTGGGTACGAAGAGCCGGAAGACCGTGCTCAAAAGCCACGCGATGTGCTTCTCCTGTCGGATCGTCTTCTGAGCCGAACAGCTCTTCTGCGCTTACACCTTGCGCCAATTGCTTCTCGGTGTTCTCGAGTTCAAGAAGCTGAGAACGAATTCTTTCTGCCTTAGCCACGTTGCCGAAAATCGGCATAGCGTTTGCGAGGTTATATCCGCCTCGAGCAGTTGAGTTTCTTAGCGTCGAAAAAGCTCCGACAGCTTTTGCAGGTGCTCCCATGATCTTCCACCACAGAGTCTCAAGGGAATACGTGGTGGGCAAATCGTCTTTGGTTAAATTTGCAAAATCCACCTCCCCGGCTTTTCTGAGATACACAGGCGTCGCTTCTTTTAATGCATCCTGAGCGTAGAAGTTGTCCACTTCAGCGGGCGTCAGACCATCAGCCATCTGCGGCTCAACATCAAAGTCCCGAGCCTTTTTTAATCGCGCCGCCGTCTCTTCAGGGCTTTCCTTAGAGGCCATTGCCGAGGCTAAGCTCTCCAAGGCTTCCGTACGGTTCTTATCTGCGTAATAGTCCTTCAATGTATTCGACGGCATTAGAAATCTCCTTGTACTGCATAGTTCGGTCTGCTGGCTTCAAGGGCTATCCCTTTCATCCGAAGCGTCAGATATTCTTTGAAAAGCTGAGCGTTGGAAAAGCGTTTGCCGGGATTGTTTTGCATAATGGCTTCCGCGTACTGCTGAGGCACCTTCCCGTTCATAGAGACAAACCAGTCGGGATTGCGGCTGATCATGATGTGGTAGAGCGCTTCCTGCACCTCTCCGTCGGTAGCCTCTCTGTCCAACCCCATCGCTTTGATTCTCTGGGTAGCGTATTGCTTGAGCTGGTTGTAGGCATCCAAGTTCCCGTGGTTTGGAGTGTCTCCGGCTTTTAACTCCATGAGTCCCTTTTGACTATCAAAAATGAAGCCCTCTATATCGAAGCGGCAAGCCATAAGGCTTTTAATAAAGGTGTTTCTCTCTTCCTCAGTCAGCTCCCGCTGAAGCTTGGTCTGCTCAACGTTAATAGCCTTTTGAAGCTCGGAGAGCAAGGCTCCGGCCTGTTCCTCCCCTAAGTCCTTAAACTTCCCGCTAGTGGTCCTCAAGTACGATTTAATGTTTTCGATCTTAGCGGTCTGATACTCAGGCAGACTTTGTCCGGAGGCTGACACCATCCTTGCCTGAGAAGACTTATCTTGTGAGGCTCCTTCCAGTTCATGCATTTTCACCCATTGAGTCTCCAGCGTATCCCATTGCGTAGGAGAGAGCCGAATCCTCATGCCGTTTAACTGCTCGCGGCTCAGATTAAAGAGTTCTTGCGGGCGCACGTTATAGTGCTCAAAGAGTTCCTTATCGCCGCTCGTGTCACCCACTTGAAGTTTTTGGGCCCATGTCCGAAGCTCAGCCTGCGTTCTCGGATTCATTTGCGGCAGGAGCTGAAGCAGTCGTGTGTCCTGTAAATCACCTCGGGTTTCGGCAAGAATATTTACGCCGTCATTTAAGAGATTGGTTTGCATCAGGACATAATCTTCGTTGTCTCTCTGCTGAGCAATCGCTAAAGCGTTTACGATCTTTTCCCGAGTTTCGGGATTATCTCTAGCTTCAACCGATACGGGCGAACCGTCCGCTAACGCGGCGTTTTCCAACTCTTTTCGAGTACGGGTTCTCCGAAGGGCCTGAAAGTATCTCGGATCGCCGGGAGCAATCTCTCCGCCGTCACTGCTGTGCGCAACACCTCCGAATTCTTTCTGCACCCACGAGGCCGCTTTGTTAACGTAGGCAACGGCATCCTTTCCGGCCAAAGCTCTATAGCCTAATTTTCTTGCACGAGCTCTGTGCTCTTCCGTTCCGAAGTATTTCCTCCAGCCCGAGCCGTCTCCGCCGTTTTCTTTATCCATACTGACCGCAAGATTCACATTGCCTCTACCGGCGTTATAAGCACCTGCGGCTTTCAGTAAATCACCATCGTAGAAACGGATATGGTCGGTAATAATCTTGACCCCGATACGCTCGTTAAAGGCCGGATCGTATTTGATCTTCTCTTGTACCTGAGCCCTTGTAAGCTTATCGCCTAGAGATTGAGAAGCTTCGTAGGCCGCATCCGCACTTACTTGGAATTTTCCATAGCAAAAGTCTCTGGGATCCTTAGGAGTCTTTCCGTCCGAGTACCGACCGATCAAAACTTCGTCATCGTAGATAACGTTACCTTTATCGTCTTTTTCAATCTTGCCGCTGGCGTCTCTTCGAGGCACTTGCTTGAACTGACGATTGGCTGACTCTTGGCCCGATATGAAACCGGTTCCGAATTTGACTCCGAGTCCTTGAATTTTTTCTTCCGTCACGGGCCCAGCTAAAGCAGAAGCAACAAGGGTCTCGGGCGTATTCTTGTTTCTCTCCCTATCTCTTTGTACTACCTGATCAATTTGATAACCCTGAGAAGCAGCTCGGATTTTCTCACCATACTGTCTTACGGTCTCAGGTGTCATGTGAGGCGCATAGGTGCGAAGAAGCCCTGAGGCCTGCTCTGCCACTGCCGGATTCTTTTGAGCTTGGAAAAGGAGTGTGTCCAGAGCGTTGCCTACGGCCTTGGAAGTTTCCTCGTTTGTTTTTACGATAACCTCCTGTTCGCTCCAGCCTCCGACTCTTCCGCGCTCTTTCACCGCGACAGAAATATCTTCGATCTGCGTACCTAACATTCCGGGATTGTCGGCATAAAGTCCTGCAGCCCTCTGAGCCAAAGCAATTCTGTTATCGATCGAGCTTTTTTGATACTGCTGTTGCTGCTGAAAAGCATGACCCATGACTTGGTCGTAATTGCCGTTGTAGAGGTAAAGAGCCTTTCTGTTGAAGAGCTGTTGTTGCTCGGGTGTTAAAGACTTGGCTATCTCGCCTCCGTAACGACGTGCGTCTTTATCAACTCTATCCGCCAGCCCTAACCCGTTCTCATCCCTTTCCAAAGCGGCCTTTTCTTTGAGACTTCTCCAGCCGTCATTCTTACCATCCTCGCCAAATTCTTTTTGGATCATGTAGCGCTTTAAATCCGTGAGCGCATCGTCAACGCGGACGTTATCCTGCTCCGCCTTAAACTTTGCCGCAAGGCGTAAAGCCGGATTCAAATCAACCTTAGGCTTGATGACTTGATCTGCATAATTTGTAAAACCCATCGTGATGGGTTGATTGTTCATCAAAAGCTGTGGACCGCCGTATGTAGGAACTTTTGCCATCCTTGCCTCCCAAGGCCTAATCCGAATTTACCGTTGTACATGTACCAGTTGCTTGCTACCTGAGTTGCCCCGCTGAGTCCTGCTCCTAGGGCCGCCACGGGAGCCAAAGAGTTGTTAGCCCCGCTCATGGTTCTGAGCGCTCCGCTTTGTGCCCCGTACTCAAGAGACTTGCGTTTGTAACCCCAAGCGGCCTGCATTGCGTTGAACTTAGCCGTCCAAACATCCATTTCTTTATCAAGGTCAGTATTAGTTGCAACTTCAGCCACATTGCCTACGCCAAGCGCAACTCCGTTGGCGGCATAGCGCGCCCTTTGCGCTCCTTTAAGTTGCCCAGCCCTTCGAGTAATCTGAGCAACCTTCTGCTCACCTTGGCGATAAGCTGTCTCCGCTCCCATGCGCATAATCTCAGCGTTGTCTTGCGCGATTTGTGCTTGCTTTTTCTGAACGTAGGCCGAGGTCTTTGCGCCTACAAAAGCAGAATACATTCCTCCTCCGATGGCTTGCCCTATGGAGGCTCCAAGCATGATGCCGTTAAGTCCGCTTCCCAGAGCTGACGAGCTTTCCGGAATTGGGTTGAGGACTCCGAGTCCGTCAGGGCCCACCGGAGCGCATCCGACAGAAGCCATGTGTTCCCGAAGTGCCGGTGACATATTCGTTATAGAAGCCATACTTATTCCTTTACTGTGCTAAATCGCAAGTGATGCCTACAAGCGTGAGAGGCAAAGGGTCTTTCTGTCGAAGGACAAGTTGTCCTGATGCGTTCCATGAGCCAGGCAGAGGAACATCAATCTCTGTGCTCAAAGGCTCAGGAGGTTCTCCATAAGGCTCGTCCAATCTCTGTTTCACCTCAGTAAGATCGTCAAAACTCGGTCCAACAAATATCCCGCTGGACTGGTAAACCTGCATCCAAACGCGATTGATATTTTTCTGATGACCTCGTCCGAAGGAGCCGTCCTGAAGATTGACAATAAGCGGGAGTGTTTGGATTTCTGAAATAACGGGCAGCCCGACTTGGATTTTCTTGGCCGGGACTTCAAGCGTAATTTGTCCGTTCTTGACCTTTTCACGAGGAAGCACTGCACCGTCAGCAAGGATTGCCACTTCACAACCCTCAAGATAATCGAGGCCCGAAAGTGTTTGAGTTTCTTCCCCTTCGTAGGTTGAACCCGCATCCACGTGGAAGCAGTTTTCCAATCCGTCATAGAGCCGCTCGTGCATTCGTTCTATGAAACGTACTGTCGCACCGTTAATCGTTCTGCGCACGACAGCGTACAAAATATCCTCATCTCCTTCCGGGACCACAGCCACAGACTCAAAGGCTCCGTTGATCGTATCGTGTCGATGCCAAGCGCTCACGGCTTGCTCGGGCATGTAGGTGAGCCCCAGCAGCGTGCCGTCTGTCATAGCGCACCAAATAATCGGATGCGGGCTCAAGGCAAGTGCCATGTCCTTTACTCTCGCTCGCTCAAATAGATGCGGAGCAAACACGCAAAGATCGTTTACGGCAAAGCCTCCCTGCTGCCAGTTGTAGCCCATCTCGATAATGTGTCCTCCACGCTCTGAGGCGTAGATCAAATTTGATCGAATGAGAAACGGCTGTACTTCTGAAGCTCCTTGATAGACCTGAGGCTTTGCCGAGACAGATTCTGGTGTGATGACATCCGAATTTGCCGGAGACAATCTAAAGATGGCACTTTCCGATAAGGCCAAGAGCTGAGATAACGGAGCTAGATGCTTGAGGCGGGAAACTTTCTGGGCGGCGATTTTAAATTTAATGCGGTCATCATCTGTCACAGGGATGTGATAGGCCATGTCGGTTTCTGTGCCTGAACGCGTCATCCACACAAACTGCGGACGCTTAACGGTTCCTGCAAAGCAGCGGCGCTGCTCGAAGTATGCTACCGCGCTCGGATAGTCTCCTTCTCCGAACATCGCGTCATACCGCGGAGGAGTAATCCCGTCATCAGCGTCAACTCGGTTATCCTCAAAAGTCGTCCCCTCTGTTTCACCGATATAACCGAAAACTCCGGCTGTGGACTTATATACTCTGTAGCGTGCAGCGCCCGCAACAGCCGACCAGGTGATTCGATTTAACGCGTTATCCCACCAAAGGTTACAGCTAACGGAGGCGGCCTCACTTGGCGCGCTTTCCCTTTGTCCTTCGTCCGAATCTTGGACTGCCGTTACCTTGTACTTATAAGTAAAACGACTGTCGGATTCATTCCCGTTGGGAACGTATTCAACAGAAACATTCCCGGGAGGACTCAAGGGCGCACTAAACGTTACGTCGATCAATCGCCAGTCATAAGCTCCGTACCTCCGAAGCTCCTTTACGGGATAGTGAGGATGCACAAGCGTCATGACATCGGCCGACTGCGCGTAGTGGATCACGAAGATATCGTCGGAGCTATAGGGCGTGGAAATCTCGTAGGGCGTTCCGTTGGCATTCATAAGAGTTCCGCCGCGAGAGTGGAACCGAATGTACTGATGTCCGAATTCAAGAATCATCGTATCGGTAGAAGAGAACTCAAAGGCGATGAGTCTTGCCGGTTTGTCGGCATACTTTGTTTGTCTCACAAAAGCAAAGCCGCTGCGGTTTTGAACCGGCCCTTGAGGTAAACATACAAAGTTTCGGCAAACGGCCAAACCCGATTTGTACTTGTCATTGTCAATTCGGCCGTACATCGAGGGAGAAACTTCTCCCGTAAAAAATGATTGAAGGGTTCTTACCGCCATAACTACCTCACGGCAATCCAAGGAGCTACATGGCAGATCGGCTCATAATGCTGACCTGCGTCTTTTTTCATGGCTTCGGCGAGCGCCCTTTCGTACTTCGTTGTAATTGCGGCCGTGATCTGCACTCCTTCTTTACCCTTGATCAAGGCTCCTGCCAGAGCTTGAGCCAAGTGCCAGGCCAAAGCATCTACAAAGAGCGGTGGAAAAGAACCGACTCCGGGGTCAGCCATGATGTATTGGATAACTGGTGTCGGGCAGTCGGTGTATAGCGCCGGAGACCCGTCAAACCTTTCCACTACAAAAGGCGGATTCTGCGGCCACGGGGCCCGCTGGATTGCGCTTGGACGTACCGAGATAACTCTTTGACAGTCGCTCGGCAATGCAAAGAGCCCTCTCCAGCCATGAAGCTCCTTTGTTTGAATCTCAGTCAGAGCCGCTCGTCTGGTTGCAAACCTCCAGTCGTGCGCTTCTAGGAGAATTCCGACTGAGACCGGATAGAGTACTGCACAAACTTTCGCGTGCACACTTCCCTCCGGAGGCTTAATGCTCGTAATAGATCCTGCTTCTCCGACGCGAGTAAGTGCAAGATTACAAATGCTGACTTCGCTTGCCATAGCCGTACCTTTAAAAAAGGGCGCTTGCTAAGAGCGCCCAATACCCACAACCTCAAGGAGAATGACTCAATCGTTACTTATTCAATTTGTTTGGACGGCGCTTCTTTGGCCGCAAACCAATTGTCGTGGCTCATAGAGACAAATGCTCTTACCTTGCCTTTTGTCGGAGCGCCGCCGAACTTGGCCTGAATAAACTGAAGGGTCTTCTCCGGAATAGGCAGCGCAACTTGTGTGCCTGCTTCCGGCGCCGTCAAGGTCTCGGAAATAACAACGTCCTTAAAAGTGCCGGAAGCACTGTCGCAGTGTGCAATGGAAAAGCTCAGAGTTCCTGTGACATCTTCCATCACCTGAAACACAACCGAGAGAATACGGTTCATCCCCGGAGTCGGCTTGACCTGACAAAGATCAAGCGTATTTACAGATGCCGCGGCCGCCGTGAGCGCCTGTCCCGCATCCGGTGTAAGCATTAAGAATGCGTCTTTAATCATCGAAAATCTCCTGTATTAACCATTTCGTTGCTTAGGACCCGCCCTGACCGCCTTGAGTAGTTCCTTTCTGAGAAGCTCCGCCCTGAGAGGCACCGCCGGACTCAGTTGTCTTTGTGGGGAACGGCACACGTTTTTCAGTTGGAGTAAGAGCGTCCACAATGCGGATCGGGATGCCTGCATACTTCAGAACCGGATGTTCCTGAGAGACTTGATCCAAAGAAAGCTGAACATTCTTGCGGTTCATGCACTGGGCTTCCAAAGCGTTTCTAACTTCCCGGTTGCAGTAGAAAGCGATGCGGCCGGTATTGAAATTCGGAAGCTTGTTCTTTGCAGTCATCAGCAGACGGATAAGATCTGTACCGCCGTCTTTCTGCGGATCGTCTGTGAGAGACTCCTGATCGATATTGGCGATACGGACTACATAGCGCCAGTCGCGAAGCACGAGGCCGAGATCCCAGTCGTACTTAGTACCCAAGCAGACATATTTGCCTCCTTCGGCATCGGTCGTCAGATATTCGCCCAAGTCTTGGTGAGAGATGCCGGCGCGGGAGCCTTTCGGATAAGTTGTAAAGAGTGTGCGAGGAGACCAGCAAAGAAGCCAAATAGAAGTGAGTTTATTGCCTTTGCCGCCTGCGTCGATAATGTTTTTAGCATTATCAGCCTTCTTCGGGTCGCCGGAACAATAACGGGGAGCAAGACCCAAGATCTGATCCACACCTGTCTTGTCGTTACCATAAATTACTGCACGCTGTACTTTCTGAGACATTGCCTCGATAAAGGCAGAGTCTTCAGTCAGACGCCACAGGCCGGACCAACCATTGATCTGGGCAAGTTTCTTGTCAATTTCGGACAAAGCAGAAAGCATTCCGATTGAGTCTTTGATCTGCGCCGTGGTGGACTTAGACGGCTGGACGCCCCAGTTCAACATACGCCATGCAACTTCAGGCAAACCCGTTCTCACGGTCGTGAGATGCTCAGTCACACCGTTGGCCTCAATAGAGGTCAGGTCTTGAAGCATCTCATTGGTTTCGGACATCATTTCAATGATTTCCGTATCAATCTTCTTGTTTCCGTCTAAACGGGAAACGACATCTGCCAGTGTCGGATTAGAGGTATTTAAAATGCCCATTTGTCACTCCTGTTTAAGTTAATTACCAACGCATCGGAGAATTCGGATACATGTCCGCAAAGCCGTTGTCTCGAGGTGTCGGAGCACCCTTAACGCCGGAGTCCTGTGAAGTCATCTTGCCGATGCGGTAGAACAGACGAATGACTTCAGGGTGGTTGCAAAGGCCGGAATTGTTCAAAATCTCTCTAAGTTCCGGAGTTGCCAATTTTTGATAAGCACCGACTGCTATCCCTTTATTCGCTTCAAAAGCTGCTCCGCCAAATTCAGGATCAGCTTCAGAGGCCTTCAGCCACTCACCGGCTTGACGAACCAAGTCAGCTCGGAGTTTGGTTGCTACAGACGGGGCTAAAGAGTCCAAGACCTTCTGAGCCTGCTCCTGGGAAAGACCTGCCTCACGAGCGGCTGTTGAAAACTGCTCAATGCTCGTCGGATCAATCGCCGGATTCTCTCCGAAGTTAAAAGGCTCGTACGTTTCAGGAGCAGTGCTCTGCTTCTGCTGTTGCCCGTCATTGGCTTCAGGACTTGGCGGGTTGACTGCGCCCAAAGCGTTCGGCATCCCGTCGGTTTTCGGAGGATTGGACTGAGCGGAATTCTGCTGACCTTCCGTCTGGGCCTGCTGACCCTCGCCTTGGCCCTGTTGACCTTCCGTCACAGCACCTTGGGTAGCTAAGCCAGTCGAGCCAGTCTGATTTTGTTCATCTGCCATTCTTTCTGTTCCTGTGTCATTACAAAATACTGTTGCGGACAAAGCCGCTGAATTTCACCTAAGAGCCAATAGCCTGTCTGCTTCTTGCCTTCCTCAAAAGCCATGCTCATGCCGGGCTCGGGCACTTTGGGATTAAATGTTGAGAGGAAAACTCCGGATCTTTCCAAGAGCCTCCAGGCAAAGCGCCTTCCGGACTCTGTACTCAAGAGGTTCTCTATGTCTCTGTCATAGGTCTCCTGCTCGATCTGTGCGTAGCGCTCTCCTTCAAGCTTGGCCTGCTCCTCGTCGTAAAGGTTCTGCAACGGGTCGTAGTCTTGCCCCTCTGTCACTTAATCAAGCTCCAAGCAAAAGCAAACGGAACCGAGGCAATACCCAGCAGAATCAACCAACGAGCGGCAAAGAACCAGAGAGGAAATTTTTCACACATACTCAGCATCAATCTTCTCGCGTGCTTTGATATAATTAATTTCATGTTGAGAAGTTCCTAAAGTCTTTCTCGACACCGCCGCTGATCCAACCTCAGCGGCATTTTTATTTCTTACAAAAACTGCTTAATGGCTTTGCAAAGAAGAAAAATCGACACGGAAGCTATTGCACCATTTACCACCCAGCAAAACACCTCAGCCTTAACCGGTAGCCCCTTAACAGTTAGCAATCTGTACATTCTTCTTCCTATTTCAAGCCTTGATATAATTCTCATATCGACCTATTGCAGAGGTTGATCGGGCGCTTAGGACTGCGAATCCTGAAGCGCATTTTTATTTCTGACCATTATCAGATAGATTTTTCTCGTTATGTAGACAGCACAAAGCCCCGACTGGCGGGGCTTGCGAGAAGTAAGGAGCTTTTTAATAACCTGTAAAAGCGCCCATTATTTGATCGGGTGATTGACTCTGAAGACTGTCTGCGCTGATCCCTAAGTTTTTCGCAACATTGGCTCCCTGCTGCATCATCGCCATCTGCTGAGCCGCTTGCTCTTGCTGAGCTCTTTGCTGACGGATCAATGTCACTTGATCTCCCGAAACGATAAACCGAGGATCAATTCCTAAGGCATCGGAATAATAGTCAACCCAAAAGTCACTATTGAACTTATCCAGCATATCCGGCTTCATTCCTGCTAAAACACCTAAATTCTGTGTAAAGCGGTCAATGGAGTTCGTCGTAATTGCTTTCTGAGCCTGCGCGAGAATGGATATGAATTCGACATTTACAGGAGCTCCCTGCAGCTCTTCCGGAATCGGAGGAAGCATATTGGTTTCCACCATACGCTCGAAAGTTAGAGCGATCAGCGGATCCAGTGCCTCAGAATTCAATCGCTCAAGCACCGGTCCCATAAGGATCATTTTCTCTTCATGGCGCTCGGCAACTTCAGTAGCCGTCATCGTTTTATCCGTCGAGTTTGCCATCATCATGAAGATGTCACGATAGAAAGTCTCGTTGATGCGTTCCCGGGTATCTTGGATATCCTGCAAAAGAAAATCCAAACGCAGAGGTACTTCAAAAGCAGATCGGATATTCTGCGCCTGAGCCGCATTACTGTAGTACGTAACGCCGCCAGGAAGGATATTGGCGCCGGCGTTCTTTAATTCCGCAGGCATAATCACCGGAGGATTGGTCTGATAATCAATCGCTTGAGACTTTCTCTTTTGCTCCTGCTGGAGCTGCTTTAAGTCGCCCAATGCTTCCATGCCGGGAGAGTTTCCGTAGATGTCTCCTCCGGTCACGGACCAGCGGGCGCAAAGTGCTGGAAAGTTTCTAAATCCGGTTTCTCTTAGGACCTTATCTTCGGACGACTCAACCTCAAAATACACGCTTCTCCACGGCATGTTTTTATTGTCGTGCTTCCTCGGGTCGTAGTGCAGACGAGGTTCAATCGCATTCACAACATGAACCCATGCATCACGCTTGCCGTCTTCATACTGCTTGCGGACCGAGTCGCTCACGTTTTCCAACCCGAACTCACCGACAAGCATTGAAACCGTCATCCGGAATTCTCGGTAAAGGGTGTCCACTTGCCCTCGAGAATCGGTTGCAATCGCAAATTCACCGATTGTCAGCGGCATGCAATGGATTACACGTTCGTAGTCGTCGAGGATAATAGTTGCACTCGTCCCAAAGGCGCCGAGTTCCTCGTAGGCCATTTGCAAGGCTCTATAAACGTTTGATTTATAGAACACCATCTGCATGAGACTCGTAACCTTGCTCATCCATGCTTTGACTTCATAGCTCTCGTCGAGCTCAGGATTTAGAGTAGTCAGCCTGAACCATGGGCGCGCAGGACTTGTCATGCCGCTCATCATTCCGCCGGAAAGAGTTCTCAAAGCTCTGGTACCGGTGTTGTCCAGTATCGCTCGGTAGGCATTCCGATTGCCCTTGTTGTTTCCGGACGGAAGGAACCGTCCCGAGCGAGGAAGGAGCACCTCACTAATCTCTCTCCAGTGCGGCATCCAGCTCGAACGTTCCGTCTTAAGGTCTTCCCAGCGGCGCCGAACTTGAGTCTTCAGGCTCTCCATCAGGTTATCCTCCTAAAAGGCTTGTACCTTTTCCTAGCTTGAGCTGATTTGGGTCGACACCTAACGGACTCGTCAATAACGTAGAACCTGTTTCATTTCCCATGTTTCCTTCAAGAAGCGAGCCGACATCGGCTTGATTTTGATTCTGTCTTGCAAACTCAGACTTCTGCTGATTCAGTGCCTTGCGGCTTGCCTCAGCCTGTTGGTCCGCAGCCGACTTCTGAGCCTTGCTCGTTTTATGAGCTGAATACATTGAAGCACCCGCTCCAATAGCCGCAGATGCAACAGAAGCTCCGATAACCGTAGCAGTTGTTACTCCTGACATAACTCTTCTCCCTGTAACACATCATCCGTAAATTCTTGACGCGCCTGCCCAAGCGTCTCCGCTTTGGTAGCAAACGACATAATTAGTTTCGTGGGAACGAAAGTCCTGAACACCGTTTTTCTTCCCGGCGGGGACGTAAAGCATGCAATCCCGTCCGCCACGGACGTCCCGCCGTTCACTGTCATTGCGCACCGCCCTACAACAACTAAGGTCGTAGGGACTTTCATAAGTGCACCGACAAGTAAGACGTTTTCGGGAACAATCGCTATACGCGTATAGACACCTGCGTGAAGTACCTCTTTGATTTCAATCTTCAGCTGAGGGGCCTCTTTAACACTCTCTTCGATCCCGCGAATCGACAAGAGCTCTTGAGGAGAGCAGGCCATTAGCTGCATAAACCCTCCAAAAAGAAAACGGAATTGGTTTTCTCTGCTTTGTGGCTGAGCAATTTTTCAAGTCTTGATCCGGCCGGCGCCGAGACAAAAAGACCTGCTGAGCCAAAAAGAACTGCGGTGTTCCTCGCCCACTGTAAGAGCTTGAGACCATTATTTCCGGTTCTGAAGGATTTGCTCAGGAACAAACTCTCAGTAGAAGCAAGCGTTTCTTCTTTGAAGTGCGGTACAAAAGAAAAGACCACAACTACAAAGCCAACCATCGTATCCCCGTTGAATGCGCCCGCAGCTTTCAAAAGTCCCAGCTCTTCAAGCTTGAGATACTGATCCTCATTGGGAGGTGAAGCAGCCAAGGTTCTGTTTGCGCACTCCTTGGAATACTCTTTGATCAAACGTCGTGCCTCAGGATACGAGAAAAAGTCCTTGGCACTTACGGGACGGATTTCAATCTCTAGCATTTCGCCTCCGTTCTCCCCAAGCGCAGAAACCATCCCAAGCGTCTATCAAAACCATGGCTATAGGTTTAACGAGTAAAAGACCTAAAATCACAAGCGCACCTTGCGCTTGCAACGGCAACTCTCCAAAAGTCATTCCGGACATTTCCTATGAATTATTTTTAATCCTTTCCATCTTTCTTAAACATCGCCCGAAGCTCTTTGATAATCAACACGACGCCATAAACTGCGAAAACATAAATGAGGGCATTTTGTCCAAAACTTAATACTGTGTTCACAGGCTTTTCTCCCTGTTGAAACCTAATAACAAAGTCCAACACTGCTATAATCTTTTCCATAGGTACCCTTTTCCAACGTACTACCTATCCGTCCTTTGAAGTTCCTGCTTCAGAGGACAAATTCTTTTCTGAGCATTGTCTATCCCTTTGCTCGCGTTATGTAGACACCCTAAGCGAAGGGGTCGTAGGCATTCCTGTCTAAGCCTTGGACATTTTCAGTTCTAGGAGCGATTCCATACTCCGGAAGCTCATAAGCAAAGGTCAAAGCCAGTGCGTCAGCGATATCGGGAGAGTGAAGCCCGCGCTTTTTCATTGAATCCTTACTCTCAAGCTTGATCGCACCGTTTGGCAATATCTCGTATTCAGGAGAAATCAAGTCGGCTAAAAGTCCCTCGTCTTGGGGCAATAGACCTTTGTTTTTAATCCATTCCTTCATGCGCCCCCACATCTCGTCGCGCTTAAAACGGTAGGCCGTCGGGTCATCAGCACTCCATCCGAAGTTGACGCCATAGACCTCAAAATACCCGTCGTCTTGCAGGACATCGACGGGGCCTCCTCCCACGCCGCCTTCGTCCACATGCACCCGTACTTCCTCGAATCCAAGACGCCGGATACGCGCTATTGCCGCCTTGACCTTAGAGACGACCTCAACCGTAGACAAGCCTCTGTAACGCTCGAATGGAAGTCGTCCGTCACGTCCGATTCTGTAGTAGATCACCGTCTCGTCATTACCGTAGCGGGCCACGTCTACTCCGATAATGGCAAGGTTTGCTTTAAGACCTCCGCCCGGGCGAGCCATCGCTTCTTCAACTGATTTTGTCGGAATAAACTGCGAACTGGATGCGTTAGGAAACTCACCCATGACACGGACACGGAAGAAGTCAGAATCTTCTCCATACTCCTCGAGCCATTGCTGAATCTGCTTTTTATTGGTGATATGACACGTACGGGAGTCAACTTTACGAATATCCCAAAACTTAGCCTTAGAGTGGAAACAGTCATAGAAACGGCCGGAAGATCGCGTTGGGTTTCCAAAGAGAAACATCATCGGCTCACCGTCCGTTAAACCGCCTTCGGCAACTTCATAGATGGCGGCAGGAATAGCAGAAGCCTCGTCGAAAATGTAGAACGGAGTCGAAGAAGCGGCATGCAAACCAGCAAAGGATTCTGCGTTTTCTTCTCGGCAAGTCAGCGCGTCCACTCGCCAAGACTCAGGAGATTCTTTGGAAACAATGGATGTCGCCTTCATATCAAACATATCGGCAACGAGTGAGCGTCGCATCCACTTCGTAATCTCAGCCCATGTTTTTGTTTCGAGCTGGTTAGCCGTATTCGCCGTCACCACGCCTTTGCAATTTGGGCGGGTAGCCATAATCCAACACACGAGCCACGCAGTAAAAGCTGACTTTCCGATGCCGTGCCCGGAAGAGACGGCCATTCGGATCGAATCAACAGCCTGTGAACCGTCGAAGCCCCTCTCCTTTACGGAGGCCCCAATATCATCGAGCATTCGGCAGGCCCACTCGTCCGGACCGAATTGGCAGTTTGGGTAACGAGAAGCCCACGGCTCCTTGAGCCTCACGACTGAAGTTTCGGGCAGCTCTCCCCATGGAAAAGCCCACATCACAAACCGCAAAGGATCGTCGTAGCACTTCGCTAGTTCCAGATAAACATCATCTTGATTTACAGACATAGAAAAAGCCCACCGTGTAGATGGGCCTAATCTTCATTCAAAACCTTTGAGTTATGTAGACAGTTAATTACTGTTTCGTCTGCTCGAACTCTTCAATCACCTCTTTGGAGTCCTTGATAAACTCTCCTAGACAGAGAAGCAAGTAGTTCATCCCTGCGCAGCGAAGCTTGATGTTTTCTAAAGAGACACCATTGTCCAGGGCTTCCTGAACGAGCCTTCTGACCGCATTCCTTCTTGACTCAGGGGTTCCTTCGATCCAATCAACAGCTTCTCGATCTCCTGCGACTCCATCCTGCAAAGTTTCTGTAATCCTCTTTCTGAGAGCTAACGGCTGCTGAGCCATCAGCGCAACAACTTCTTCAGAAGTAACACCTTTAACGTCTACCATTCTTCCTGCTCCTCTTCTCTGAGTTTGACACCTTGAAACATCCATGCGTTTTTGTACAACCTTCCTTTTTCAATCTTCTCTTTGAGTTTGCGAGTAAACAGCGTCTTAGTGTATTGACCTATCTCCTCTTCCCCATCTCTGGCCCAACGAAGAAAGTCACTCCAGGCATCCTTGGCCTTCAAACCTTCTCCCGGTTCAATCTCACACTTCTCAAGGCGCTCTGTTCGCCAACGCTCTAGCACGTCCGAACCTTCCCTGAGTTTTTCTTTGAGGAAGCGTACCTCGTCAGGAACATCGAGACCTTCCTTTTGGTATCGATGCAGACCTTCCAAAAGCCAATTGAGAATGCCCGGAAGCTCCTTTCTGAGTTCGTCGGTGAGATTCAGATTCTTTTTGATCTTGGGGTCTTTATCAAAGTTCCTCGGAAACTCGAGGAAAACAAGACGCCGCCAAATCCCGTCGTCCGTGGCCTTAATCACGGGGAGATGATTAGTCGAAAGAATCATGGTCCACGTCGGATCGATGGTCTCAACTGTCGACGAATACATTTGCCGAGCGACAACCGGATCGCCGCCTGTCATGCTCTTGATGCCGGCCTCATTCAGACGGGCTCCTTCGTCGGTCTCCTGACCCACAACGAGCCTCGCACCTTTAAGCGCGATCAGATCGGCTCGGGCCCCGCCTACTGTGGAGGCTCCTTTGACGATCGAGGCGAAAGTATCCGAACTAATTGCTCGATAGTACTCTCCGAACACTCCGGCCAAGATTCGCATAAGGGTCGATTTGCCGTTGCATCCGGCGCCGTGGAGAATTATGAAGAGCTCTTCTTTCGTCGTTCCTGACAACGCATAGCCCATTAAAGTTTGGAAAAAGAATGCAAGTTTTTCACTTCCCAAACACTCCTCAATCGTTCTTCTCCAACGAGGGCACTTGGCCTCAGGATCGTACGAGACAGCCGAGCATAAAGAGATTTTTCTTCGCTTATCAGGCGGCAGAAAGTCTCCGGTGAATAAATCAATGTCCCCGTTGTCCACTCCGAAGTATTGAGTTCCCTTATCGAAATCATTGGCCTTAACCAGATGGGCAAACTCTCGCTTCATATTCGTAACGACACGAGAGACCAAGGAAGAGGCCTTTGCCTTGAACTTCCCGTACTCCGACCAAGCAGCTTTCTGCAATTCTTCCGGTGCATCTTTTGCTGCCCGAAACATGATGTGTTCTATGGACTGGGCAACCAAAGCCGTCAGATAATCGTTTCCGATCCTGTCCCAGTGCTTGCCATTGAAGAGGTACCATTCGTCGTAGTTTTCAAGCCGCTTTAACTTCCCGTCAAAAAGCTTGTACATGCGCTTTGAAAGATCGAACTCCGTGGTCCCGTTTTCAAAATTGTCATGGTACTTGTTGAACTCTTTGATGAGCCAACGCATGGTGACGGGATCATCATGGGCACCGCGATTAAACGTGCTCCACTTATAGGCCAATGACTCATAGTCTCGATACCCTGGCTTGTCACACGCCCATTCGTTCCATATCAGCATAGCCTCCTCATCACCCTGAAACTCAAAGTGAAGGGCCATTCCGACTCGGATGTATGTGTTGTAATCGGGTTTATCGATACCGGCGCCGTTGACAATCTCTCTAGCCTGAGAAATCGTCAATCCGCAGGGCTCGGTACCGAAGGGATCGTCGTCTTTGTTGCCGCCTCCGGAGGCCTGACCTACGGGTTTATAGCCGTGCGCTATTGCGATTCTTTCAAAAGCTTCCAAGAGCTTCTCAACTCTCTCGGCAGAAATAATGGGCAAATCTTCCGCTGGGTAATATGCAGGCTCATACTTACAGTCCGCATTATCCCAGGTGTACGGCATCTGAGTCTTTTCATGGATGTGGTATGCCACGAACTGCTTGCCTTTGCCCAAAATCTCAAGGCGTATCAGCTCCCCGTCTTTTTCAAAGAACCTGCTTGCCCTGCTCTTCCAGCCTGCGGCTGCGGCTCTCAAGATAACGGCCTTTCTCGGAGCTCGTCCGGTTCGCACTAAGTCTGTATCGTCGAACCCAATTTCATCAAGAACTTCGTCAACAATTGAAGCATCCGAGCAATCAATATCCAAGCAGCAGATCGGATTTTCTCCGACCCCGCAAAGAATACCGACACCAGCCGCTTTTTCCGGATATTCTGCACATTCCTTTTCTGTAAGCGGATGCTCCTGCCATGCCTTGCCAATCGGGGCTTTAGAGTTAGGACGGATTGCAACAACCTTATAGCCGTTGACTACAACCAACGGGCCTTTTTCTCGAATATAGGATTTAGTCATTAGTTTTCTTTCCTTGGCAGAGTTTCTCTATTTCTTGACTTCTTTTCTCAAATCTGACCATGCTCTCTCTCAGCTTCCCCGCTACTCTCTTTCCAGAGGATCTTCCCTCGGCAATCCTGATAAGAGAAGCCTTATGGACTCCGCTGTCGTCCGAGATTTCTCTGTAGGTATAGCCTCTGCGCAAAATCCGCTCTAAACAATTTTTAGGGTCAAGTTGCATTTTCACACCTTCAATCTATAACGCAACTATTCTAGAGAGTTGTGTTTTAAATTGCAACCGTTAGAATATTTACGAAACTAAATGCAACTTATCACAACTTAATTTCCTAAGGTAGCCACTATGAAATTTTCAGAAAAATTACAACAGCTTCTATCGGAGCAAGGACTTACTGGATACGCCGTTTCTAAAGGGACAGGACTTCCTAAGTCAACTATTTCCAGAATTTTGAACGGAGAGGCTAGCAATCCAAGAAGTTCTACACTCGCTGAAATTGCCGCTTTCTTGGGCATAACAACGATTGAACTAACGAACGGCACTGATCTTCAGGAATCTTATTCAAGAAAACTGGGAAAGATAAAGAAGGGCCTTCGCGTTCCCCTGCTAGACTCGCCGACGGAGGCTGCTTACTTCTCTGCAGTAGAAGGCGACGTCCCGGTAGGATCGGATTTCTTGCCGCCGATACCCTTCTCAAATGACAATAACAACGAGTTAATCGCCATACCAATGAACTCGGAGGCCCTCTCTCCCAGAATTAAAATAGGAGACATCGTGTATTTTGATACGCACATCACTGAACCTGATAGCGAATTCAAGGCTAAAAACGGAGATGTCGTAATCGCATTTCCCGATAACACGGGTTGTGCAGTAATCAGAGAGTTCTACAAGGACGACCTAGGCAAAGCATGGCTAAGAGCAACAAATCCCTCATGGCCCGGAGATAAGGCCGTCCCCTGCAACCCGACTAAAGATCTCGCAGGAATTGCAGTAAGTTTTGCAGGAAAGCTTTAGAAAAAACAGTCTATCTCTGAAAGCAGAAAGGAAGTTGCATACTCCATCATCCTTATGTCTCCGACCCTTGTAGTCTCTTTCTGGCTGACAGAATCGCCTGAGCCCGATTGTCGTTCATAGCAACCTTCAAAGTGTCGCCATACTTCTCCGGCGCCCACTTCTTGAGGAGCTCTAGCCTGGCATTAAAGGCAAGTTTTCTGGCGTAAACATTGTCGTAACGCTTGACAGCGCGCACCACCGAGCCGTCTGCTGCCGTGGTCTCAATGACTTCCTCAACCACCTTCGGCGTTGTGGCAATCTCGAGCGCTTCTTCCGCCAAAACGTCGTTGCGTAAGGACTTGGCCTCGTCCAGCGCCTTAGCAAAGTCCGGATCCTTTCTCGCGAGTCTCGCTACCGAACCGGGACCCACTTTGGCCTTCTTGCACCAGTCGGAGATCAAGCCTCCGTTGGCAATGAACTCCAGCAAACAAGCCTTTCGAGACAATGTCCACGAGCCGTCCGCAGATACCGGAATCGGACCGGTGGGTTTCGTGTGAAGCGGCATCACCTGCTCTTTCATTTCGAGCC